CTTTCAGGCGGAACATAATATCCTTATGCATCCATTCCATATGTTGGGAGTTGCTGGCGTCTTCGGTGGCGCTCTGTTCTCTGCTATGCATGGCTCTTTGGTTACCTCCAGCCTTATCCGTGAGACTACTGAAGAGGTAAGTCAGAACTACGGCTATAAGTTCGGACAGGAAGAAGAGACATACAACATCGTCGCAGCCCATGGCTACTTCGGACGATTGATCTTTCAATATGCATCTTTTAACAATTCTAGGTCGCTGCATTTCTTCCTCGCAGCTTGGCCTGTCGTCGGCATCTGGTTTGCCGCCCTCGGCGTCAGCACCATGGCTTTCAACCTCAACGGGTTCAACTTCAATCAATCCATTACTGAGAGTCAAGGTCATGTGGTAAACACATGGGCTGATATTCTCAACCGTGCCAACCTTGGTTTTGAGGTGATGCATGAGCGGAATGCACACAACTTCCCGCTTGATCTTGCATCCGTGGAGGTTACTCCCGTGGCACTAATGGCTCCAACAATCGGTTAATTTTTCGTACGTTCATCCTTCGGGACGCATGTTGCCTAAGCATGGAACGGGGCTTAGGTTTATCTTGTACGAACTATGTCTATCAATCTCATTCGTTTCCTTGCATCACAGAAAAAGCGTGCAGAGCGCTATCATACTGATGCCCTCCGCTACCGTGGTGTAGTGTATAAAGAGATCGACTGATTCCGTAAAAGCGGACTGGGGAGTGCAATGCTCCCCTTCAGTATTGGTTAGAGCCGGTACGCCGATACCTCTAGCCGTCTAGACGGTGGGAATAGACCACAAAAATTTTTTCAAACGTTTGAAGCTTGGTTAAATAATTTTTATTTTTTAAAATGCAATCTTCTACTAACCCCGCGCAGCTTACACGCCCGGGTCAATCTAACGGTACGGGTGACGCCCGTGCTCTTTACCTTAAACTGTTCTCTGGAGAGATGTTTAAGGGCTTCCAGAACAACGCAATCGCTCGTGATCTGGTTATGCGTCGGACTCTTAAAAATGGAAAGAGTCTTCAGTTTATCTACACTGGTCGCACCACGGCTGAGTACCACACCCCTGGTAACAGCATCCTTGGTGACTCCAACGGTCGTCCTCCCGTGGCGGAGAAAACCATCACGGTTGATGACCTGCTGATCTCCAGTGCTTTCTTGTATGACCTCGATGAAGTTCTGTCGCATTATGATATGCGCTCGGAGATTTCTCGTAAGATCGGTTATGCTCTTGCAGAAAAATATGACCGTCTGATCTTCCGTGCTATCGCCAAAGGCGCACGTCAGGCATCCCCTGTCCAATCCGTTGGCTCTGGTGATGATCTGGTGAGCACCGAAGAACCGGGTGGTACCCAGGTTCAGGTTGGTACCGGCTCTGGTACTACCGCTGATGCTTTCAACGCTCAGCACCTGGTGTCCGCCTTCTTCGATGCAGCCGCTGCACTCGATGAGAAAGGTGTGTCTCAAGATGGACGTGTCGGGGTCCTCAACCCACGTCAATACTACTCCCTGATTCAAGAAGTTGGCAACAACGGATTGATCAACCGTGACGAGCAAGGCGCTGGCCTGCAGTCCGGTAAGGGTGTTGTTGAGATCGCTGGTATCAAGATCTACAAGTCCATGAACATTCCGTTCCTGGGTCAGTATGGCACTGCTTACGGTGGTGACACTGGCGTTACCTCTCCTGGTAACACTGGTGATTTCGTCAGCCCCGACATTGAAGCTGCCCGTAACTCGGACACCGGTATCAACGGTCACTACGGTAACGCTGACCACTTCGATACCACCTGCGGTTTGATCTTCCAACGTGAAGGAGCCGGTGTTGTTGAAGCTATCGCCCCTCAGGTGCAAGTCACCAGTGGAGATGTGTCCACGATCTACCAGGGTGACGTAATTCTGGGACGTTTGGCCATGGGTGCCGACTTCCTGAACCCTGCTTGTTGTGTTGAACTGCACGCTACCAGCACCGCTGGTTCGGCGTTCGGTACTACCTATCCTGCCAACACTGCTGGCACCTGATAGGTTTAATTATACGGGAGCCTCTTCGGGGGCTCCTTTTTTTTAATTCTTTATTGAGAATAATACTCATTATCAATTATGCCTTACCTATCTACTGGCTCCACTGAGCTTAAAGCTGTTAATCAGATCCTGGCGTCAGTTGGTCAGGCTCCTGTCACCGCGTTGACAACTGAAGAAACCTTTGTTGTTAATGAAGTCAGTCGTTTTACCGGCTCTATTGACGGCACCACTTTGACTACTGAAACTGATAACATCCCTGTCGGTACTTATATCGGCGGAACTGGTGTTACAGACGGTACGTCTATTGCTGTTGCTGGTGTAGAAGCTGATCCTGCTACTGACCCTGTTACGTATGAATACACTCTGAACATTTCTCAGACTGTAGCTGAACGTACTTTAACTCGTAGTGAGGTTACTACAAGAGTTGAAACTCAAACCAACCCGGACGTTGCGATTGCACTCAACACCCTGAGAGAAGTGTCACGTGAGGTACAGGCTGAAGGCTGGTCCTTCAATACAGAATACGATTATAAAATCACACCCGACGATAACAACGAAATTAAAATTGCAGATGATGTTCTGCAGATGGATCTTAACCAGGGCTACCCTGAAAATATCGAAAAAGAAGCTGTCTTCCGTGGTGGCAAACTCTACGACAAAAAGAAGCATTCTTATGAGTGGACAGCTGACCATGTTTACGTAGATATTGTGTGGGAATTTACCTGGGAAAATATCCCTGTACCCATCCAGGCACATATTACAGCACGAGCTGCTGCTATTGTGTCTAGCCGTATTATCGGTGATCCTAACCAGTACCAAATTCTACAACAAAAAGAAGCTGTTACACGCTCGCAGGCTATGGAGTACGAATGTAATCAAGGTGATTATACGTTCTTTGGATCCCCACCAGCAGGTAACTTCTACCGTCCTTACAAGCCGTTCCATACCCTGCAACGCTAATGCCAGCAATTACCCAAGACATTCCTAATTTTCTGGGTGGTGTATCACGCCAGAATGATGACAAAAAATTACCCAACCAGATGACTGAGTGCATTAACGGGTACCCTGATCCTACCTATGGTCTTCTTAAAAGACCGGGTATGGAGCATGTTAACGTGCTTAAAAAAGCAAACGGTGATGCATTTACTAAATCAGAACTAGCTGATGCTGCTTGGTTTTTTATTGACCGTGATAATGCTGGTTCATATGTTGGTGCAATTAAAGACGATGATATTTTTGTATGGACAAAAGAGGATGGTACCTTTTGTACAGTAACTAATAACGGAGCAGATTACTTAACTGGTACTAAGCAGTCTGATTACCACTTCCGTAGTGTGCAGGATGTTACAGTTATTACTAACAAAACTGTGACTACAGCTATGCAGGCTGATGGTACATTTACTGCTAATGCTGTAGGTACTTTGAAACTTAATTCTGTTACTAGCGGTCTTGATTACAGTGTTACCATTCAAGGTATTACAATCACGGTATCTGCACAAAGTTCTACAACATTTGATGACATGCTTGTGTATGACTCTAGTGATGAGGACACAAACCATCATTTAGTAGACGCTATTAAGGATACTATTGAAGCGCAGCATACTGCCAGCAATACAGACTTTGACGGTGTATGGTCTCTAGAAGCCTATACAAACAGCCTAGTTATTAAACGTAACGCAGGTAGCAATGCAGTAGTTACAGACTACACAGTCCCTACTGGAGCTGCTACAGCGTTTACTCTTGAAGCTAAAGGTGGTTTAGGTAATGCCGGTATCGAAGCTTTTCAAGACAGTGTTGCAACCGCAGCAGATCTGCCTGTAGAGTCTTTTGATGGACACCACCTCAAAGTACGTAATACTAACTCAGCTGATGATGATTATTATCTTGAGTTTGATGCGTTTAACAATTCACGAGGTAAAGGTTATTGGAAAGAATCTAGAGCTAGAGATACTTCTCCTGGTTTAGATGCCGATACTATGCCACACCAGTTAGAAAACACTGGTGCAACTACGTTTACATTCGGACCAGTTACCTGGAAAGATAGACAAGCAGGGGATAGTAACAGTAGCCCAGATCCATCTTTTATTGGCCACAAAGTTACATCTAGTTTTTTCTACAACAGCCGGTTTGGTATGTTGTCAGAAGATAATGTATTCTTTGGTGTAGCTAATGACTCTTTTAACTTCTTTGTTAAGTCAGCTCTTACACAAGTAGATTCAGATCCTATTGACCTAAACGTTGCTAGTATCCGTCCTGTTGTTCTAAATGATGTCCTACCTTCCCCGCAAGGTTTGATGCTGTTTAGTGCTCGTCAGCAGTTCCAAGTATATGCTGCCAGTGCAACTACCCTTACACCTAAAACAGCTGTGATTAGATCCATCTCAAATTATGAGATGTCGTCTAACATTTCACCTGTTGACATAGGTACTACTGCAGCATTTGTTAACACTGTTCCTGGTTATTCTAAACTATTTACACTTCAACTCCGTGAAATTGAGCAGAGCCCCCTGGTGGTAGACATCAGTAAGGTTGTGTTAGAGTGGATCCCTGATAGTGTAGATTCTCTTACTGTCAGTCCACAAAACTCTGTTGTTATGTTGACAGACCGTGATACATCTTACATGTATCTTTATAGGTTCTACAACAACGGCGAGAGGGATCTATTCCAAGCATGGGTTAAATGGCAATTAGTTGGTACTCTCCAAGCTGCAGATATTATTGATGATGATGTCCTTATTGTTTCACAACATGAGGATCAATATACTCTTGGTAAAATTACACTTGACGAGATTCCTACAGGTGAAGTCGTAGCCACTACCAGTAGTATGGATGGTACACCTTGTCTTGATATGGCTACACGTCCTGTTAAACCAGCAGAAGATGTTGAAGCAGTGGTATATGATGAGACAAATGACATCACTAAAATCTATGTACCATACACACCTATTGATGATAAGGATGCTATAATGTACCTTGCTGTTCCTACAGCAGATGTAGATACAGATGCAGCACTTGATTCAGATGAAGGTTATTATTCAACAGCTTTAGAACGTACTGAAACTGGCACAAGTTACCGGTACTTTGAAGTTAAAGGTGACTTTACAGACTATGCTGATGGTATTATTGTAGGTTATGGTTACGATTTTGATGTAACACTTCCTAAGCTGTACTACAGACCTGAAGCAGCTAAAACTGACTACACTGCTACGTTAACTATTTCTAGGGTTAAATTCTCCGTTGGTAGGACTGGTGCTATTCAATTTAAAGTAAAAGCAGATGGTGCTAATGAGTGGAAACCTGTAGAATCTACAACAGAAGGTGCTGGTTATCTCGCTGATACTAACCCTGTAAAATCTGAACGACAATTTATTGTCCCCATCCATCGACGTAATACTAATTTTGAACTTAAAGTGACAAGTAATTTTCCATACCCTGTATCGTTGGTGTCAATGATGTGGGAAGGTAACTATTCCCCACGATTCTATAGGAGGGCTTAATGTTTAATCCAAAAGGTAATAACCTCCTAGACGAACAGCTAGCTGTATCTGGTCTGGAGATGAACCTGGCCGGTGTGTTCGCCGGCGTTAGCGCTGTGGCTTCTATTGCTGGCGGTATTTTTGGCGCTAAGTCCGCGGCAAAAAATAATAGAGCTGCCAGAAAAGCTGCTAAAGAGCAGAAAAAATTTAATAAAAAAATTGCTCGACTAACTAATAAACATAACGATAAGTTAGACGCTGCTGATAAGGCTAACTATTACGCAATGCGTGATTATAGTCATGAAACCAGTCTGCAAAATTGGCAGCGTGGTGCTGAAATTCAAGATTTTCAGTATCTTAATACCCTCAAACAATACCAAAAAGACCAAGCTATTGGTAATGCGCAGCTTGGTTTGAACGCTATGGCAGAAGCTGACGGTATTCAAGCTGAGCAGGATGCTATTAAAGAAGCATTTATTCAGCACAACTTCCAACACCAAGATAATATGTC